CTACTAAAGCACTTTGGTGTTTTAGTTTCTCCAGGTTCATTGGCGCAAGGAGATCCGTCTGCTTGAACCCATCCAGGTTTTCCATCTTTTGATTTTGACCCCTTAAACCATTGATGTAAGGACCCGCTTCGCTCTTCTTTTACATCTTTGAACTTTTTATGTTCTTTTTTAGCAGATGCTTCCATTTTCTTGAGACGGGTATAATAATCAGGAATTTCATCTAAATGTTGAAGAGCAATTTCTTTAGCAAGTTCATGATCTTTAGTGTGCTCGTGCTCAATAGGTTCACCCATATCCAATTGCTTTTGAATAAAAGAAACATCCATACGGTGCTTCTTTGCAATTTGCTCAACAGTCTTAAATGATTTTAGTTGCTCTTTCAATTTCTTTTTACGACCTTGACAATGAGCTCTTTGTGAAAACCCCTTTGGATTGTCGCAGTCAATAGATTTTTTATATTTGTCTGACCAACCCATTAGGATATTAAAATTACTCTTTATTATTTAGAAAACCTTGCTTGAGTAATTTTGATAATTCTGATGTTGATCCGACAAAAACGGCATTGTTTGTCACATTATTAGTTGTCTTTACAGACTCATCTTCAACATCTTTGAGTTTTTTCTGCAAATCTATAAGTTTATCTGTCACATCTCCAACACTTTTAATTAACTGTCCGGCAACTTCATATGCTCTTGGACTTCCACCTTCTCCTGCAAGCTCCATTATTCCATTAATTGCTTCTTGACCCTTTTCAATTAAGGAATAAAGATTTGCTCTAGTATACTCATAATCTTTTTGAATATCATCCGCTTTCAAAGGAGATATTTTTAAATCATCTTTTACCTTTTCTACCTCAACAATATTACTTTCAATATTAAGAGCAGAATCTAAGCTATCAAATGTATTACTCATACGATTTTAAATATCCCTTTGTTGTGTTGGACTATAAGTTTTAGAGTCCTCAAAACTTTGCCAAGTTTCATTAAATCCAAAATCATCATCCGGATTTGCATCGATGGGATCTGGAGTAAGTGTATATCTCATCTCTCTCTTTGCTGTTGCAATATCTGTTGAATTGTAGTAATCAACTTGAACCTTACGAATAAGACCATCCGTAGAATCTGCGATAGGACCAAACAGATATGTTTTTACTGTAAAGTTAAAAGTATAAATTAATATTCTTCTTGTTGAAAAATCTCCTTCATAATCATCAGTAAATGATACATTATCTAAAATGATGGGGATATCTCTTTTTTCTCCAATAGAATCAATTAAATCTACAGTTAAATTAAATGATGGTTGGAAATAAGGTAATATTTGCTCAACTACCTGTAAAGCATCATCTTGCAATTTTGTCATTACATTTAATTGAAATCCAATATTATATGGAACTGGCAAATAAACTTTTTTTAAATTTGTTCCATCAGAAGCTTTAAATGTTTGGGTAATATTTGCCTTTCTAGTTGCATCATATTGAATAGATGTCATCTCAAATGCCATTCTAGGCAATGTAATAGCAATTGGTTTATTTAATTCTGGTTGCTGCTGGATTCTAGCAAGAAATTTTTGAATAGGTCCATAAGCTAATGGAACTTTCATTTCACTGATACTATCACCAGAAGAATCTTTATGTCTTATGTAAATTTCATTAAAAACTGTGCCAAATGCAATGACAGTTCTTCTGATGATTTCGTGATAATAGTATGTTCCAAGCATTAGAATGTACCAAATGGATTTGATGCGGAAAAATCTACAATGCCGTCAGCTGCATTTTCAATTTCTATATTTTCACTATATTTATCATATTGATCCCAAGTATCATATGATTGGACTGAATAAATGGCACTTGAGGCAGCTCCGACAAGTAATTCGCCAGGATAAAACTCTTTTGTTGCTACATTATCTACAAAAGATACCTTGAGAACTTTTGTATCGAAGTCCCAAGATTTAACACGACCACGAGTGCCTGATATAGATCCAAATACTTCCTCATTAAAGATATAATTTCCAATTCCAGAAAGTACTGGTGGTGGAGCAATTGTTACTGTTGGAGAAGATGTATAACCTGCGCCTGGATTTGAAATCCTAATTGAAGAAACTGATTGACCAATTCCGGACATTGCCATTGCTGATGCACTAGTGCCAACGCCAACATATCCTACGATACTTACAATTGGTGAAGTAGCGTAACCACTTCCATTATTAGTAACTACAAAGCTAGAAATTCCACTCAATGAGGTTTCAATTGAACAAGTGGCAGCAGCGCCAATTCCTCCACCACCAACAATTGTAATGCTTGGTGTAATAGTATAACCTGCGCCAGCATTTGTTAAAATAATTGATTCTATGGACTTAACACCTGCTCTTGTAGTTGTAATGGCAACTGCAGTGGCATTAACTCCTCCATATGGTGCTGTGGTAATTGCTACAGTTGGAGTGGAAGTGTAATTATATCCATCATTATTTAAGAATATTTCTCTAATATATCCAGTGTTTATTATTGCGGATGCAGTTGCTGTAGATCCTGCTCCAATAAGTTGTAGTGTAGTAATATACCCCTCATCTTTAATTTGACTATCGATTTCATCAATAGATGTATCAATAACCTCATCTTCATATTCAAACAATTCACATTTTAATTCATACATGTAGAGCCTTCCAAGTTGATAAAAATTAACTTCGTGCTCAACAAACTTAACTTCAAACAATCTTTGCCCTAAAGGAAAATAAACTAAATCACCTTCTCTTGGTCTAGATGCAAGAACAATTTCATCATTATCAGATACTTCTAAAAATGGGGATATAAAGTCTTCAAACCTTTCTTTTGAAATTACTAGACTTAATTCATCTTTTAAATTAACGCCAAATTTAGAAAGAATATCTCCTTGACCACTATACCCATCATAATTATTAATATATGCTTCAATAGCGTAATTATCATCAAATTTAGAGGATTGAATTTCTCTAATGATTGTTTGTTTTCTTACAAACTTTCTAGGAATGTAAATTACATCAACTCCATAAATTTTCAATTGCTCATTAATTAAGTCTTGCACAAGTCTTTGTTCTCCAGGAGAACCTTGTAGAAAGAAAGGATTAAGTGCCATTATTATCCAATAAAATCGTAAGGTGGAAGTTCATAATCCATAGTCATTCTTTGCTGTATGTCTGCTAGTTCTCTTTCAGCATCCTCGTAGATTTCTCTACCATTCAATTCAATCCCACCAGGGAGTTTGACTCCTCTGAATTTAATTAGATTTTGACCCCACTGCCTCTTTATCAAAGCAGTTAGGTATCTCTTTAAAAAACTATCATTGTAAACCTTAGTAAACTCATTAGGGTCTAAAATTCTATAACAATCAATAATAATATAATTATCTTTTGATTTTGCAGTCCAATCTATATCTAAATATAATCTATTCTGTCTTTTATTATAGCGTATTTGTTTATCTGGAGTAAGTAAAAAGTCAATATCCTCTAGGTAGGTCTTAACCATTGCATACTGTAAAAGTTCAACAGAATTAAAATAATATAAATCATTTAAAAACAACTGATATTTAATGCTAAACATTCCAGCAGAAATCGTGCTAGTATCAAATTTGAAAACTTTTTCAATTCCTATTACAGAGTCTGGAACTTGTATAAAATTTGAGTTTTCATAAAAATTAAAAGTAGTAGTTCCAATACCACTAATATTTGTTGTTCCCGTTGTAGTAACAATACCAGCACCTACACTGGGATCCGCTTGTCCTCTATTTAAATCTTCTTGGGTTATTTTGTATTTGAGATACATTCTTTCAACACCATCAAAATGCCTCTCATTGAAATATTGTAAAGCATCATCAACCAAATCATCTATTTGGTCATCATCAACATTAATTTCTAAAACTGGTGCTCCCAATCTTCTTAGACAATAATCAATTAATTGTTGTCTGCTTGCTGGTTTTGCCATTAATACGTACCTCCATCTATTGCATTGGACCAGGCGGGAACATTACTATTATCCGTTGTCATTATATAGTTAGTATAATCAATGCCATTTTGTGGACTATTGGTAGAAACTATTAATCCACTGGAATTAAAATATGGCATTCCGTTTGTATAATATGGTCCATAATATAAACCGCCAGATATTGTTGCAATCCCTGTAACTATTGCATTTCTGGCAGTGAATTCATCAAACTTTAAATATAAATCGCCATCAACATAAACATCATTTTTAAACGTTGATATTCCTACGAATGTTGATACGCCGGTTACATTTAAATTGAATAATGTTGTAATTCCTGTAATATTGCCATTTCTAGCAGTAAATTCATCAAATTTTAAATCATCACCAACTATTAAATCCCCATCAATATAAACATCACTTTTAAATGTCGATATGCCTACAAAAGTTGATATGCCGCTTACATGTAATTCTCTTACAGAAGCGATACCCCCAATTACATTTTCTGCAGTTACTGCTTTACCGCCAGCAGAGCCAGAAATGCTGGAAACAATCTTTACTGCATTTTGTTGTCCAATTCTGACTTTAATATCTGACATTATCGAGTAACTCCTTCTGTTACGAGAACCATTCCCTCAATAACTCTATTTCTAACTCCAAATTCGTCAATAATAATAACGTCATAGACGTATCTGCCAGGTTTAATAATTGTTGTTTGGGCAGCAGTTAGTCTAATCAAAATTTTTCCGGCAGTTGATGGTAATTCAATGCTAGTAGTAAAAGACACTGCACTAGAGCTACCTGCCCATTTTCTCATTTGAGATTCTACTGTATATCCAGTCAGGTCAAACGCAGAATTTGTATCAGATCCCTCTAAAGTAAATGTTTGGCTGAAGTCGGATCCAGAATTTACGACCAGATTATTTACATATACTGCAGCCATTTATTTTTCTAAGCTCTACTTCTTATTTATATTTCAAAGTGCTCCTAAAGATTTTATAACCTCTTGTTGCCTCAAATACAATTTACAATATAATTTTGAAAAGTTTTTAAGTTGATTAAAATCCATTTCATCAATTAATCTTGAATGTTTTTCATATTCAAATAATTTATCGATAGTATCGAGAGTAATTTCATTTGGATCCATTGACTATCTCCTTTAATAAAGATTTGATTTCATCTATATCCTGTTTAATTTTATTTAATTCATTTTTTTGCACCTCTCTATTATTCAAACTATTTACATATTGATTATATGAGTTACTGTCGCAATTTATGATTGCTCCAGAATTTTCATCTCTGTATAAATTTGGGTGCCCTTTTACTGGTATCATCATCTAACTGCAATGGTTCTTAAATCTTTAAATCTAGGTGGATATGCTTGATTTGTAGATGACATAACAATTTTAATTGTAAATCCACTAAATTGACCTAGATTGTTGGCAGAAAATTCATATTCCAAAAATTGACCTTGATTACTTGCTGGCACAAAAATATCTGGCAATCCACTATTATTGGCAGGATCTATGACATCAGGATATCCATCATTATTATTATCAATCGTCAAATTATCATAACCTGGGAATAGTTCAAATGATTGCTCAATTTCACTAGAGTCTGGTCTTACTAAACTATAAAGAACTCTAAAATCTGCAGAAAAATGTCTGTATGCGGAAAGAATTACTTTTAGTGAAGTTGCTGGTTGTGCTAATG